CGTTCATTATGCAAAATTCAAAGTACAAGGAGTACGAGAAGAATTGCGGTTACTTTCTGAAAAAGTTGCCCGAACCGATTAGCGAACCCGTGAATGTCAAGTGCGTGTTTTATCGGGAAACAAGGATCAGGTGCGACTTAACGAATCTGCTCGAAGCGATTGACGATGTGCTTGTTACCTACGGTGTGCTTGCCGATGATAATTTTACCGTAATAGTAGGACACGACGGCAGCAGGGTTTACATCGACAAGGAAAACCCCCGAACAGAGATCACGATTGAAACTGTTGAAAATCAGGAAGTATAATACACTTAACACTAAAAGGAAGGAGGAAAAGCTAATGTATAACCTTAAAAAGAACGCTGACGGCGATATATGGTACATCAAGAAAGCTGGAAGTGCCTACGTTAAGGCGACAATGCCTATCGGTAAGGCAGAAGGAATCATCGGTACGGGTAAGGTCAAAGAATCTGACAAGTTTGACGGTTTCCCGATTGCGGTAAATGATGAATACTTCTTTCCAGGCGAATTAACCGAAGAAAAATCTTCTGATAACGAAGATAAGACTTACGACGAGCCGAAAGACAACGGTTGGAAGAAACACGACAAGCGTTAAAGCGAAATTATCCTTGCCCGATTATTGACTTTCGGGCAAGGAATGACCGCAGGGCTTCGAGATTTACGTCCTACGGCGTCCACAAAGGAAAAACGAGTAATTTATCATTTAAGAATTGCAAAGCGATTAGGGAGAAAATATGGAAGTTTCAGACACAGACAGATTATTAAGCGAAAAGGAAATCATCAGCAAGGCAAGGGAACGCTTCGGACTTGGTGCGGTGAGATTCGAAGAACTCTTACGAGATTGCACCGAGATCAAGGCTATGCCGATACAGATACCAGGAGAGGATAAAACAGAATGTTAATAAAACACGGGTTTTCAAAAACAAGATTATATAAAATTTGGTTAGGTATGAAAAACCGTTGCTACGACACGAATCGCAAATGCTATAACTACTACGGCGGTAGGGGTATTAAGGTTTGCGGAGAATGGAAAAATGACTTCTTGGCTTTTCGAGATTGGGCATTAACACACGGATATTCTGACGATCTGACAATTGACCGAATTGATGTGAACGGAGATTACGAACCGTCAAATTGCAGGTGGGCAACAATGTTGGAGCAAGCACAAAATCATAGCAATAAGGTTAGGGTTATATATAAAGGAAAAGAATACTCGCCTACCGAATTGGGTAAGATAATGGGAGTTAGCGACAGAACAATTTATAGTGCTCACAAAAACAAGGGAATAACCGATTTTACCCATTACAAACCGAGGAACAAAGCTGCGGTAAGAAATGTTACACCCCTTGCAAACTGTTTCGTGGTATATGTAAAGCACACATACATTGGCAGATTCAAGACGATTGAAGAAGCGATTGTTGCAAGGGATAAAGCGTATAAGAAATTCGGAATTACCGCATAAATTAAGGGGTGAAGCATGAGAATGAGAGATTACTACACGCCGTTTCAGATATTCGTTGCCTGGATAAAGAAGCTGCTGAAAATACAATCTCCGAGTGCAATTTATTGTTCGGACGGCAAATACGAGTACGACTACGACTTTATTATGAAAACAAAAAGAAGGGGTGAATGAATCACCCCTTTTTAATTGCACCTAATCTTCAATTATTTTTTGTATCTTGCTTATAACAAATTCAATCGCCTGCTCATACCCTTTGTTATAGCCTTCCCTAAAACCCTTCTCGTACTGTCCTCGATCATAATTGAGTGCCTTTATCAGTTCTTCCTTGTCAACGTCAATTCCGTAACGCTGAATAACTGACATTGTATCGGCTTCCATTTTCGTTTCCATTTCACCGACAATCATTCTTATAGGCGATTCGTAGCCGGACATATCCGTAACATCGGGAATCTTGCCAAAAGCCTGTTTAGGCGTAATAAAATCATTAAGGTTGTTTATATTCATGTGTTATTCCTCGCTTTTCTCCATAAGTTGAGTTTTTGCTTCTTCGATAAAACAATTTACTTCTTCTTCCATTGGGAACATATCCCAGTTACTTAAACACAATACACCGCCAGGAACATAGAAAGCGTGTTGCATACACTTGCCGTGTTTCCTTAATATAAGATTCAGCCAAATACCGCCACTTACTGATGTAAAATAAATTTCGGGTACGACACCGTTTTCTTCCGTCCACTTAATTAGGCTTCTTAAAATCTCATTCATAGGTTATCCTCACTTTCTAATTCTTTGGCTAATTCTAATGCGTCAAGTTCTTTCTGCAATCGCTTTATTTCACCTTCGAGAAAAGCCTTGCGGTAGTTTCCCCTGACTAATTCATCAACCGTTATCTCAAAGAAATCTGCAATCTTTAATACTTTGGAAATCGGCATATCGACATTCATTGACCTTGACAAATACCCGACACTAACGCCTATTGCTCTTTCAAGGTCGCCAATTCTAACCTTGTAAGCCTTGATTAGATACCCGATGTTTCTATGGAGATTTGCAATATCGTTAATTGCCATTACTGATTCCCCCTTGCTTCAATTTCACGCTTCATTTTTGAACCGAGCTTTTCTGCTTCGGCTTTGGATAGGAATGTGAAGTCTGATGTGATTTCCTTGCCGGAGTTATCAACCACGGCGACATAGTAAGCTCGCTGAATCTCCACATGGAGTATTCGACTATTTGCCTTTGCTATCTCCACATCGGCTTTCGGTTTCCTTGCCTTCGGGCGTTCTTCCCAGGGCGTATTTCTGTCGATCATTACCGCACTACCAAACTTGATGTGGGGTAACTGTTTTCTCTTGATCCTTGCCTTCACAGTTTCGATGTTCAAATTGTGAAGTGCTGCATACTCTTTCGTTGTGATGTAATCTGCCATTGTTATTTCTCCTTCCTGATAGCGACTTTGCCGCCGCCTTGCTCATGGCTACATTGTAGCACCCTATTGGTGCGTATGGAATTGTGCAAGATACACAAAATTGCACCCAAAAGGTTAGACAGGACTTCCGACTTTGGCTCGCAAAAATTCACAGAAGTGCAATCGACTTTCGACCATGGCGCTTTCGACTTTGACACGCAGAATTAAAAAATAAAAATTTGAAAATCGACTACGGACTATCAACTCTTTCACCCTGACATATACATATATAAAAAATAATAAATAATAAGATATTTATATTTATTATATAAGTAATATAAATAATAAAACATATTTAATAAATACAGTATTTATAAATATATATATATATATATTATAGTCCCGTTCCTGATCCTCCGACGGCAGCAGCAGCGCCCGGCGGCGGTATTTTCCGTAACATCGGCAGCAGCAGATCAACGGCGGCGGTTATCCTAATTTTTGCCGCCTTGTATATTTTGCACAAAAGTATTGCACCCGATTGGTGCATTGTAAACAATTCCCTATTGTCCCTTGTGGGTGCTACAATGCAAGTACAAACAAGAACGGCAGGCAGCCGGATCAAATCAAAAATTTGGAGGTACAAAAAAATGACAAACAAGGAATACAAGGCATTAAGAGAACAGGCAGAACAGGCGCCGGAAATTTACACTTTTGAGTCCTGGAATGGTTTTTCTATTTATCCAAATAGATATATGTCAAATCAGGATATTAAAGATTTAAGGCAGGAATACAAGGCAATTAAAACAAGTAATAAAGGCTATATGCTTGACGGTTTTGGAGGCAGGGCAATTATCAAAATAGATCATGACGGCAGCTTGATTTTACAGTCGTATTACACCGATGTCTGCCGTTATAACCCTAAAACGGATATTTTCGAAAAAACCTGGAACGGTTTTTCCGTAACTACATTAAAGCATATAAATATTTTTAGGCGCTTTTTAGCTTTGAATACACTTTCAAAGCGTGAATGGATCGAATTAAACACGGAGGTGTAAAGCTATGAAAAATTGCAAGTATTATCAGGTATGCGGCAGCGCCGAAAATTGCGTTAACTGTAAAGGTTATCAGGCAGATTCTAAAAAAGTAGTTTACTGTGTTGGCGCTAAATGGTTCGATAAAGTCAACGGGAATACTTATAACAATGTAAAGGTAATTGACGGCGAAAACATCGAATATTTGGGCTTTAGTTACGGATACGGCAGCGATTATTTCTATCGAGCAAAGTATTATTTCGAAAAGGTTTACGGTGCTGATAATTTCAAATTGATTGATTTGGGCGCCGGTTATTATAAAAAGGCAGATGTAAAAAACGGGCGCTTTTAAGGGCGTTATATATAACAAGTCAGAAGTTTTCACGGCGCTTAATGATTTATTTCTGTATTATCAGGCAGCGCCGGAAAATCAAAACATTAAGGCAGCTAAACAAGCATTAAAAGAAATATTAAATCAAAATACATTGGAGGTATTACAAAATGAAAAATTACATTAAGGTATCAGGCAGCAATAACACAAACTATTTAAGAGTTGATTTTGATTATTCAAAAGGCGGCTATAACTATTTTACTTATAAAAACGAGCCCCGTGGTTATTATATCCACGTATCACCCGTGAACCGTGAGAATAAAGGCGATTATTTTATGGAGTCTTACACGGCATTTACAGGCGTTAAGGATTGTATTTTGGAGGTAACACGCGCAAGTAAAAAAGCGGAAAATCAGGCAGCGGAAATTTTCGAGCAAGTAAAGGATCGATATATCAATTATATCCTGGATAAATACGGCTTGACATTGGAGGTGTAAATATGAATTATCCGAAAAATGAACTAATAGCTCAAAATTTGTTTTTAACCTTATGGTTAGATTATGAATATTTTGAGGATCAATACGGTCAAGTAAATTGGGTTAGCTGCCGGGTGCTTAATGATCTTAATTTCTATGGCAGGATATACGCCGAAAATCGGCAGGCAGCTATTGAGAAATTTTTTAACCATGAAATTGAGTTTGGAGGTTGATCTTATGAAAATTATTCCAGTTTGTGTTTATGAATTTGAAATTTTATCCGGCAAAGGCAAAGGCGCAAAAATTAGGTTAGGTGTAAAACAAGGCAGGCAGCAATTTGAACGTGTTACAAACAAATTAAATGATCTTTTAATTGCCTATGGTTATAAATTCGACGGTCAAAAAACCGTGTTTACTTCCAAAAATGATAATTTTGAATATGGTTCTGAATGGTTAAAAATAACCTATGATACAATTCCAGGAATATTATACTAATAGGCAGGTGCAAGCATGATTTATTTAATATTGCTCGTGCTATTCTTCCCATTATATGTCATACTGTTAACGGCAAAAAAATCAAAATAAAATAAACATCAAGCGGCGGCGTAATAGCTGCCGTTTTTTATTGCTCGAATTTCTCCAACGGGATCACGCTGCTATAACATCGGATCACGGCAGCCGGATAATATCAGGCATGAAAAACAAGTTGCAAGTAATATCACGGCAGGAAATAGCCAAATTACGCCCGTAATGGCGTCTGTTTTCGCTTTGAAATACTTTGACGATAAATTATTCATTTTACCCGTCAAAACGAATACACGGCAATTTTGGGCGTTTAAAGGCTATTGCGCAAATAAACTGTAAATAACACGGATAAATAACACGGGCGTGTATATGTCTATAACGCTTAAAATTGCGTTCTAACGTGTTTGCTGCTATTGGTTAATATCAGGATAAACACGGCAGCCGGGAATTGATCTGCACGGCAAAAATCAGGGAATTAGAATCACGGCGGCGGGGCGGGGGATAGTATTACATTCTATATATAATTATTTATTCTATTTATTGAATGATTATCATTCTATATATTTATATTTATAGTTTTGTTATTCTATTGTGATTGTGTTGTGTATTGATATTCTATATAGATTAGTAATTCTCAAAATAAAGCATGATGTTTTTATCAGGATAGAATCATTACATTTTGTTGATACTGATTTTCGGCGTTTTGGCTTGCGTTCGGACGTGATTGTAAACCAAAACCGAGATTTACTTTACAATCCAAATTTGAGAATCGTTATCAATTTCAATCGGAATCAGGCGGTTATAATTCGGTGCAATCGTAATTATACCGAATTTAGTCAATTAAAGAGAACGGCTAAAATGCCCTATTTTCAAGGGTTTTCGGGTATTGGTGAAAATCAGGGAATGGAAAATTATACCGAATTGCATAATTATACATTCGGGCGGTGTTTTTATGCCGTTTTGAATATGAAAATGATAATCATTATCAATTTGACACCCCTGGGGCAATAGCCGGAGGGTGCAGGGGGCGGGGGTGGTCGTTCTACCACTCTTTAACCTAAAAGGCGTTCATCGTGTCTGCCGAATCACGATCTCCAAAATTTTTTTAAAAACAAAAAGGCGAGTTTTCTGTTGGTAACATCACTTTTAGGGCGGTTTTCTTGCTAATTATAATAATTGCGAATATCCGCCCGTGTGCGTGCGAGTAAGACAGTTAAAAGACGAAGTTTTGGGTGGAGAAATTTGACTTTATTTGACTTGTGAACAGATAATATACAAGAGGACGGTATAAAACTATGAAAAAAGGCATACGAGCGGTAGATATAGTGGCAAGGCTGATTGAAGCAAGACCTGACTACGAATCATACGAAGCACTTGCAAGAAGGGCAGGGTTTTCATCGACCATTACGCCTTCATCGTTAGCGAAGCGAAGGGATATGGGCGTAGGGTTACTGTTTAGGGTGTGCAAGGCTTTCGGGTATCAGATAATAGTGTTTAACCCCAACCCACCTAACGGCTTGCAGAAGGCGTATGTAGTAGGCGAGAAGAAATCACCCATTACGCCGAGAGTAAGGACGGAGAAGGTTCGTGTGAGCCGTGATCCTTATAATAATCAGCTTTTCAAGACAAAGCGGAAATATAAGAAACGCAAGAAAGAGTTTGTGAGGGTACAGTAATGGCGAGAAAAGGCAATAGAAATCAGGAAAACGCAAAATTGAGGTCAGGGGATATGTCTGCCTTAATGGTAATAGATAAGAAGGCAAGAACGGAGAATGACTTGTCGCCGGAAGTGAATAAGAGGAATCTTAAAGCTATGGCAAATGCGGAGAAGGCAGAAGCGGTGGCGAAGAATCTGCTGAATCTTGCAGGCGTTATCGACGATGAAATAGGGTTATTGGATAAGAAGTGCCTTAAAAACGCTACGGCGGTTGATTTGGACGATGTAAGGGCGGTAATGGAGAGAAGCAGAGATTACTTTGTTGCCTGCGCCGCCGCAAAGAACCCTCCGAGTATGCTTACATACTGTTCTATCGGGTTAGGCTTAACGCAGAACAGGGTGAATGACTATATCAGGAAACATAATAACGATTCCACCGAGTTTATATTAAGGGTTAAGGACTTGATAGCGGATCAGATCACCACGGGTGCGATGTACGGCAATTTGGATAATATCATGGCTATCTTCCAATTAAAGAACCTTCATGGCTTTGCTGATAACGTCAGGATAGAAGCAGCCGTGGCAGATCAAGCACCTCAAATCGATGAATCTGCTCTTAAAGCCGAGTATGAAGCATATGCAAAGGCTAATGGCATAGAATTACCGAAGGAAGTTGCAAATGGTTGATACTTATACCCTTAAAATCATCGAGGAAATGATAAATCGTGATGTGGACGGCATTAAGCCGTACCGTGATTATTATGGTATCTGCCTTCAAGACACAAAGTTTAATCTGACTAAACTCAAATGGCTTGAAAATCAGGCACAGAAAACACAAATGAGGGAATATGTCAAGGGCAAAATTGACTTTTCGAGGGAATTTCACGAATTAAGAAGGGATATTTTCACATCGTTAGCATTTTATGACTTCGATTCGTACCTTATTGCCCTTGAATGGGACAGAAAACCCGAACAGAGGTTCTATCAGCCGAGAAGAAGGGTGCTGAAAACCGCCGTGGACGCTTATCAGGACTTGGAGGACGATAAACTTGACGAACTTTTTGTAAGTCAGCCGCCGAGAACGGGTAAATCTACCCTGTCTATCTTTGCTACAACGTGGAAGATAGGCAAGGATAGTGAATCTTCCAATCTGTATAGTGCTTATTCCGATAAGATCACTACGGCGTTCTATAACGGCTGCCTTGAAGCGATAAATGATAAGGTTACATACCGTTGGGGCGATATTTTCCACGGACACACATTGGCAAGCACGAACGGTAAAGACCTGACTTTTGATATAGACAGAAAGAAACACTATCCGTCAGTTACCGCAAGATCGATACACGGTACGCTGAACGGTTCATGCGACGCTTCGGGTTGGCTTTTGTCCGATGATTTGGTTTCCGGCATAGACGAAGCTTTGAGTACAGACCGCTTGGCTTCGCTTTGGTATCTCGTAGAAAATAACTTTTTGACGAGAGCAAAAGAGAAGTGCAAGATAATTTGGGAAGGTACAAGGTGGGCGACGGCTGATCCCATTGGCTTGCGTAGGGAAGTATTGGAAAGAGAAGAATATAAGAATAGGCGTATCAGGGTTATCAACCTTCCGGCGTTGAATGAGAAGGAAGAATCTAACTTCGATTATGACTTCGGCGTTGGGTATTCCACGGCGTATTACCTTGCCCGTAGAGCTTCTTTCGAGCATAACCAGGATATTGCTTCGTGGAACGCTCAATATCAGCAAGAGCCTGCCGACAGAACGGGTGTCGTATTCAGTCCCGATTCGATGAATTACTATAACGGCGAGCTTCCTCCCGATGATATGCTTGTCCGTACCTTTATGGCTATTGATCCTGCCTTCGGTGGCGGCGACTACACTTCTTCCCCTGTCTGTAAGCAATACACGGACGGTTCTGTATATATACCAGATGTTGTGTATGACAACGGCGATAAGACCGTTACAATACCACAACTTGTGGATAAGATCATTCAGTACAATGTAACCGCCGTGCGAATTGAGTGCAATAAAATGACTATGAGTTATAAGGAAGAATTAGAGCATGAATTAGAGAAAAGGGGCGTAAAGATCAATATTCAGACCAAAGCTGCACCGAATAACCAATCAAAAGAAGCAAGGATATTCGATAAAGCACCTACTATCAGAAATTTCTACTTCCTGGACGAAAATAAACGGTCAAGTCCTTATAAAACCTTTATGGTAAATGTGTATTCGTTCCGTGTTACGGGACATAATAAGCACGATGACGCACCCGATTCACTTGCTATGGCGGCAGACTTCTTCGAGCGTCCGGCAACGGCAAAAGTTGAAGTCTTTAAGCGTCCGTGGTAATCTATTTGTGAACAGATAGACTTGAATTTCTTTTCTTCCTATCTTTTTTATCCGTACTAACCCCGTAGTTTTGCTCGCTACGGGGTTTCCTTTTTGTATTGAGTTTCTATACTTATTTTGTATGGTATCGCTTTGAGCAGGAGATTTGAGCATAGTTTTCCCTTGCGAACAAGGAAAAACCTTATCGCTCGTC